CGGTGCTCGTTGTGCCTGCGCCGCCGGTCCCACCGCCGGACCCTCCTCCGGTTCCAACTCCCGACACGCCGGGACCACCGCCGCCGCCTGCGCCTGCAAAGCAGATGATGCCGACAGTCGGTGGGTTTGTGTTATTGATTGCGACGCTAGAGTTGCCGCCTGCCGTCCCAGATGAGCCGGGACCAGCCGACCCACCAGCGCCGCCAGCACCAGCAGCACCGACGATGACGTAAGCAGTCGCGGGCATCGCGTCTGCGTTCACGATGATTTCACGCCGTGCTCCACCACCAGCGCCACCGCCGCCATTGCGCGCCGTGCCAGCATTGCCGCCGACGCCGCCACCGCCGCCGCCTCCTGCGCCGATGCAGATAATCTCAACCATCTTCGCGCCGCTTGGCTTCGTCCACGTAATCACCGTCCCGGTGGTCGTGTAGGTGTCCACCTGCGCCGAGGTGCCGCCGCCTCCGCTTACCGTGGCCCAAGTCGGCGCAGCGCCAGCTCCTAGCGTCTTTAGATAGTTGCCCGAGGTGCCAGCAGGCAGGCGCGCCCACGACACGGAGTCGCGGTAAAGGATGTCTCCGAAAGTCGCGCTAGCGATGGTCAGCTCGTCGAACGTGGGCCGCACGTGAACGTGATCGACGCGCGCCGCGGTGACAGAGACGCCAGCCGTGGCCGAGACGGCAAGCGCCGCGGGAGCGGTCGAGTCAAACAGCTGCCGATTCCGCCAGACGGTCGTCGAGGCGTTGTAAGCAATGATATCATTATTCGCAACCGCGGTGATCGCGACATCGTGCAGCTCCTCGAGCTCGAGCCCGTTCTGCACATCAACGAAGATGATGCCATCCGCGGAGCCCGCCTTCTTCACGACGTAGCCAACGCGCACTCCGTGGTAAGGCGCGACCGGCCGCACGTTGACCATCGCGCCCGGCGTCGTGGCTGAAAGCCAGAGCGTGTCGCCCGTGTTGTAAGCGTTCGTATCGATGGCGCGCAGCAAGCCCTGCGTGATGATGATGCCGCTGTCGTTGTTGCCGATGGTCTGCGCGCAGAGGCCGAAGGTCTGCGATGAGTTGGCGTCGTTGGTCGCGAGCGCGAGCGATGCCTTGAGCCGCGTCCCGCTCGAGCCGTCAACGCGCACGACTTGGCCCTTGGTGAAAGGGGAGCCGCTCTGATTGTACACCTGCGCGTGAACGTCCATCCCAAGGAGCGTATTCACCGAGCCGTTGAAACCCAGTTCTCCGGTGGACTCGGTGGCGTTCCAGACGATCTTCGCCGTCGTGACCGCTACCGTGCTCGAGACGTTGAGCGCGAGGTAATCGACTTGCGTGATCGTGTTCGTAGCGCCGAAGACCGAATCGACCGGGAAGTCGATGGGATCGCTGCCGCCGGTCTGGTGCGTCGAGGCGTGCGCGGTCGGCGTGCGCGAGTCGGACAAGCGCGCGTCGTTTGCCTGCACGGCTTTCAGCGCGGCGCTTTCTCCGGAGGTCGCGAAGGTCACCACGCCCGAGGCCGTCGTCGTCGCGGCCTGCTTGATGTTGGCGAACGCTGCCGTGACGGACGCAACGTCGGTCAGGTTGTTCGCGCCCAGCATATCGCCACCGCCGGGGATCGTTTCCCAGAGCGCAGAGTTGCCGTCGGTTTTAAGGAACTTGCCCGCGTTGCCGGTCTGCGAGGGAAGCGAATCGCCGCCGCCTCCACCGCCGCCGCCTGCACCACGCGCCGCGATCACCGCCCACTTCGCGCCCTCGCGCCCGACGTTGCGCCGTCCCGGCGTATCGTTGGTGTCCTCGAGCGCGAGGTACGTGGAGCCATACCACGAGAACAGGTCGCCGCGCTGCGCGACCATCCCCTCGCGCCATTGCCCGCGGTACGAGTCGATGAAGCCGGGCGCCGCGGCGAACTCCTGCTTCGGCAGCGCCGCGTTGACCGCGTGCTGGATCTCGATGACGAGGCCGCGCTCGAGCTTCTCGATGCGCTCGGTGGCGGCGCCAGTCAGCGCGCCAAGGATGCGCGATTCAATCTGCTCGGCCGTAACGCCGATCTGTTTCTCGGCCTCGGTGAACTGCTGCGACGCGAGCGCGACGATCTCCGCGCGGACAGCCTCGAGCTTCGTCTGCGATTCGGACAGCGCCTCCCGGCAGCGCGCCTCGAGGTCTTCGTTGTACTTCGCGTAGGCGTCGCTCACGAGGCCCGGCACCGCTTCGGTCAGTCGCGAGTCGAGCTCCTTGCGGATCTCCGGCACGGTCTTGCCGATTCGCTCGAGTAGCTCGTCGAGCGTCTTGTCGTGCTCAACTAGCAGCTGCGCGAATTGCTCCGCGCGTTTGCCGAGTTGCTCGTTGCTCGCGATGATGGCGTCGAGGACGCTGTGCATAGTCAGGATTTGCGGTAGGCGTTGATCTTCGCGCGACGATCCGCGACGCTAGCAAGGAGCGAGGACAGCTTGTCCTCGGAGTCGGTCCGCTCGGCCAGCATCTTGCGGGCATCCGAGAGCGAGACGACTGGCGCGGGCGCAGGCACAGGCGCGGGCGGCTTCGGCTCAAACCCGATGCGCTTTAGCGTCTGCTCGATCTGCGCCTCGCTCTTCGCGTTCTGGCCCAGCTTCTCGCGGACCGCGGAAAGCTTAGTCGCCTTCTCGGCCAGCTTTTCCAGCGGCTTCTTGGCGCGGTTGCGCCCAGCCTCGAGCGCCTCGCGCACGGTCGCTGGACGGCTCATCTCTTCGCGCTGCATCTGCGCGGCCTTGGCTCGCGCCCAGCTTTGCCCGGCGTCGCCGCCCCAGAGCGCCCAAGCGATGCGACCCGCGGACGGGTAGCCATCTTCGCCCGGCGCAAACCCGGTCCCCTTCTTGTCCACCTCGTGCCGCGCGAAGTAAGAGACCATCCGGCGCACGGTGTCGGGCGATAGCGACTTCTTGTTGCTGATGTCGCGAGCGCGAGCAACGCCGACGGCCGTGCCGCCGCGGTTGAACTTCTCGCGCCACTCGAGCCCGCGGCGCGCTTCCTCGGCCATCGCGTCGGTGGGCGTGAGGTCGATGGCGGCGAACCGCGCCAGCTCGGAAGGCGTCGGAGGCTGATCGGGTTCCGAGTCTTCGGGCGGCGCCTCCGGTCCCTTTCCAGTCGTCGCGTTGACGGCATCGACCGCGTCCTCGGTGACGTTGGTGCCCAGCGCCGCGGCCATCGAGGGATTAGCGGGCAACTGCTGCGTCACCATACGGATGCTCGTCTCGGGGATGCCGTACTTCTCCGCGAGCTCGCCCACATACGCCGCCTCCGCCGCGATCTGGTCAAGGCGCGTGAAAGCATCCGTGCCCTGCTCGGCCGCGATCTCTTGCAGCGACTTCGCGCCCTGCCGGTTCTCGTTCAGATTCGCCGCGGAGTCCCGGCCAACGTCGATGGAGAGCTTGGGCGGGAATCGCCACTCGCCGCGAGTCGCGCGCTTGAGCGCCTGCACCGGAGTCTCGCCGTCCTGCGTCGCGGGCGCCGGGATCTCGCCGCGGGCGATGCCGTCGAGGATCACCGCGTTTTTGATCGGGTCCAGAACCTTGTCCGTCAGCACGCCCTGATGCCGAGCGAAGACGCGATCCGCTGCGGCAAACTCGGCGCGCACGCTTGGCCCCTTGTAATTTTGGGTTCCGAAAAGCACGCCCTGCGGGATGCCGACCGCGATCGAGAGCTCGTGCATCAGATGCTCGACGAAGCCCGTGAAGGCAGTCGAAGGCCGCGCGGGCATCGTCTCCACGCGGTCCGCCTGCCCGAGGTACTTGATCATCCCGACCTCGCTCAGTTCGTTCTTCTGCACCTGCCCGTTTGGCAGCGTGTTGGCAGGCGACGGCGTGAAGAGATTGCGGGAGTTGGCCGTGCCGCGGTCGGTGAAGACCAGCGCCGCCTGCTGCGAAGCAAAGCGGACGCCCGCCTTCTCTGCCTGCAAGATCTCGTGCAGCATCCGCGCGGTCTGGATCGCCGCGTGGAAGTCGGTCACGCCTCGATACTGATCGACTCGGAACGGGTCATAGTAGTGCGCGAAGTTCGCAGCGGGTACGTCCTCGGCGCCGAAGTACACGCCCTCGCGCGTCACGCGGTAAATCCGGTAGGCGACAGGCACGCCGAAGTCATCGACGATGACGCCCTCGAAGTAGTTCTCGGAGTTGCCTCCTTGATCGTTCGGATTGCCGATGCGGGTCGCCGGGATCAGCTGCACCTTGAGCCCCTCGCCAACGCGACGAATGACGAAGCCGCAGTCGCCATCAACGGGCCGGTTCTCCGCAGCGACCTGCACCATCTTGCGGAACGAATTTCGACCGGTCGCGTCGGCCGTCTTGCACCAGTCGTGGAAGTACTCGCTCACGACGCGGTTGTAATCGCGGTCGCCCGTGCTCGGGGAGTACTCGGTCGGCGTGAGATAGTTGCCGAATTTGCGCGAGACCTCCTTAACCTCGGGCGAGTTTTCGACTAGGTTGCGTGCCTCCCACATCATCACGACCCGCTCGCGCACGGTCATCGACGACTCGCTCGGCTGCCCGTACTGCTGCGGCGCGTACAGACGATTCGTTTGCGCCGCGTTGTAGCTGAACAGCGCAGCCTCGACCCGAGCCTGCATCCGCCGGAGCGCGGTGCCCGGCGCGACGACCTCGAGCGCGCGCTCGAACCACGGACGCTGCGAGATGACTTTTGCCGGGTCGAAGGTGTGCATTGTCAGTTGCCGGTGAAGCTCACGAAGGTCGTGTCGGTCGTGTTGCCGTTCTGGTACTCTATCGCGTCCACGATGTCGCCCAGCATCCGGTTGAGCGTGTTCAGATCCGCGCGCGTGACGCTCTTGCCGTTGAGCGAGTACGACGTATTGAGCAGGCACGCCTGAATGGCGTCCAGCACCTTGGTCTTCAGCAAGCCAAGGGTCGCCGCGTCAACGTCGAGAAAGGGATTGTCCGCCGCCATATCAAAGCGGCGCCCGTCAAAGTGCGTTTTGACGGCTTGCCCTGCTACGGCTTTGACGGCGCGTACCTGATCACGCCCGCGATGGTCGCCATACAAAGCAGCATCGCGCTTGTATCGAGGCCGTGGTTGGGCGCGTTGCTCCTGACCTCGCGCCACTCCCAGACGCCGGTGCGGACCTCGACCTTGTGCTCGCCCTTGAGATGCTCGAGGTAAAGCGGGTTAACGTCGCTCGGCATCTCCCAGCGCAAGTCGCCCTTGCCCTCGAGCGCCGCCGCCAGAAGGTCTTTGAAGTAGTCGCCGGACCAATTGTAGAAGTAAACGTCCCCGCCGCGGTAGTCGCTGACCTGCGGGTCGGAGAACGGGAAGTTGATCATCTGGCCCGTGCCCTCGTCCCGCATCGTCCACGTGCGGCGCCCGTAGCCGCGCATCGATCTCCAGCCGAACTCGGCGCAGTCGCGGTCAACGTCCGCCGGGCGGTAGCCGCGATCCTGCGCCGTGCAGGCGTCGGCCACCTTGAACCGCTGCTGCAACTGCCGCAGCTGGTCCCGCGTGTCGATTCGGCCGAACCAGAGTTGCCGGTACCGCGGACCCTGCGCCGTCGAGAACGCGCCTACCTCGGCCCAGAAATGATCCTGCTGCCGGTCAATCGCGAGGAAGCGGATCGCCTCGTCGGGGATCGGCTGGCCGTCGGCGTGGTCGGCAAGTTTGTAACCGGAGTCCTTGATCAGCAGGTTGACGCTCTTCCGCTCCACGATCCACGGCCGCGCTTCGCGCTTCGTGCGAAACTCGATCTTCGCCGACTCGTCGCCAGTTCGGACCCACGCGTTCTCCGCGTGCGCCCACTCCTCCGCGAGCAGCCGCATCGGCCGCGTCACAAGCGCCTCGATCCTAAAGCTGCGGACCTCGCGCGACGCCTTCGGATTCTGCGGCACGTAGCGCCCGGTTTTCGCCCAGCCCGCGCGGGTCGCGTCGTTGTCCGGTGACTCGTGCCCGCAGTTAATGCAGCGGAACCGCACGGTCTCGACGACCCGCGCAACGTCCCACGTATCATCGTCCCGCCGCGCGGCCTTGTCCCAGACGACGCCGCCGCGGTCCTTGGTCTCGGTCAGCTGCTCGAACGCGATGGCGTGCAGCTTGCGGCAGCCCGGGCACTCCGCGTGCCACTCGCCCTGATCGCCCGAGCGGAAGCTCGTGTCCTCGACGTTGCCAGTCTCGGCGTCCATCACGGGCGCTTGGCTGGCGTTGTAGATCTTGCTGCGCCCGACCTCCTCGAACTTGGACACGCGCGCGACGGCGTGACCGTAGATCTCCTGCCAGCGGGGCAACCACAACTCGTCGTTGATCTTGTACCGGATCGACTGCGACTGCTGCGTCGAAAGGTTCGCCGCGTTCAACGTCAGGAAGAACCCGCCGAAGTAAATCTCCGTCGTCGTCCGGTGCGGCCCCGGCTTCGGCAACATCACGGCCACCGGGCGGCACCGCTCGAGCAGCGGCCAGAGCCGAGTCTTCGCGTGCTTCTCGACCATCTCGTCCGTCTGCATCGTCCAGCTGATCGGGCCGG